GACACGCTCTCGGCCACAGGCACGGTCGATATCGCCGGCTCGGCCAGTCTCACGCAGGGCGCGGATACGAGCAGCGGTGCGGGTGCAGTGGCGATTGTGGGCAGCGCGAGCCTGACCCAGGGCGCCGACACGCTGCTCGCCAATGGCGGCCTGCCAGCTATCCTGGGCGATGCGGCACTCACCCAGGGCGCCGACACGCTCTCGGCCACAGGCACGGTCGATATCGCCGGCTCGGCCAGTCTCACGCAGGGCGCGGATACGAGCAGCGGCGCGGGTGCAGTGGCGATTGTGGGCAGCGCGAGCCTGACCCAGGGCGCCGACACACTCACCAGCGATGGGTCGGTGGCGATTGCGCTAGCTCCCTACCGGCGGCACCGCTATCGAGTTGCTGCCGCCGCGCCGGCACAGATCCCGGCCGTCGGGCGGCGGTTTGTGGTACCGCCCTCAGCAGAGGCGCAGCTATGATTATCGTGGGCGAGGCGCAGATGGTGGCGGGCGCGAAGCTCGACTTCACGATCGACTGGTCGGAGCGGCTTGGCGGCGACACGCTCGCGAACGGGAGCTGGGCCGCAATCAGCGGGCTCACGCGCATCTCGTCGTCGATCAGCGGCGACGAGACTCAGGTGCGCTACACGAGCGCGAATGTCGGCGCGGTGTATCTCCCGAACGTGACCGCGACCTTCGGAGGCGGCGACACACCGATCGCGGCCTTCCGGCTCGAGATTGTGTCGCGCATCGTCGCGCAGGACCTGGCGCTGGCCACTGGTGCGGTCATCACGCTCGACGCGCTGCCGTGGGCCGGCTACCTCGAGGGCGACGCGATCGTGGGCCGCGCCTGGTCCTCGTCGGGCGCGGGCTTGACGATCACCAGCGGCGGCACAACCGCGACGCCGAAGGTGACGGCGGTATCGGCGGGGACGTGGTACGCCACGGAGCATATTGTGACGACGAGCGGACAGGAAGATGAGCGATCGATCGCGATCGTGGTGCGAGGGCTAACCTAATGGCAATCCGACCACAGCGCAAGAACGCGAATCGGCATACTCAGCGCGGCATGGGCCTGCTTGAAAGTTCGATCGAGAAGGACGGCTGGATTGGCGCGATCACCACGGCCGCCGACGGCGAGACGTTCGACGGCTCGGCCCGCGTCGAAGTTACCGCGCGCATGGCGATGCTTGACGATCCGATCGTCATTGATAGCGACGGCACGCGCCCGATCGTGGTACGCCGCGTTGATATTCCAAACGCCGACGATCCGCGCGCGAAGCGACTGGGCATTGCCGCGAACCGCGTAGGGCAAGTCAACCTTGAGTGGGAACCGGATGTACTCGCGGCGCTTGCGGAAGAGATGGATCTCGGCGGCTTGTTCCGGCCGGATGAGTTGGCGGAGTATGCGCAGCCGAGCGCGCCAGAGCCGGGCGGCGGCGGGGATGACTTCGACGACACGCCCGACGATGGGCCGACCCGCGCACAGCTTGGCGATCTGTGGGTCATAGGGGGAGTTCACAGACTCTTGGTCGGTGATTGCACCGACCCGGCGAACGTGGCGCGACTGATGGGTGGGGAGCGGGCGGCGCTGTGCATTACAAGTCCGCCCTATAATGTCGCAGCTGAGTCTTCGCTTCCAAATAAGAATAAGTACCGTTCTGACCGTCAGAATACTTCTGACGGTCAGAACGACGCGCGCGACGTGGGTGAGTACCTGCGGTTTATTACACAGTTCACGACTACTGCACTTGAGCATAGCGACTTCGTGTTCGTGAACGTGCAGAGCGTGGCGGGCAACAAGGTCGCCTTGATTGAGTATCTGCACGCACTTCGAGACAAGTACGCCGATACGATTATTTGGGACAAATTGACCGCTGAGCCAGCTATGGCGCACAACGTTCTTAATTCAAGGTTCGAATATATTCATGTGTTCTCTCATAAAGCGAATCGCGCAATCGGCACGCGCGACTTCCGTGGAACGCTTGAGAACGTATTCACCCTGAACTCTCGGCAGGACAAAGACTTTTCGGACATTCACCGCGCGACGTTTCCGCTTGATCTTCCTTTGTTTTTTGTTGAGCAGTTCACGAACCCGGGCGAGTTAGTTTTCGAGCCCTTTGCAGGGACCGGTACAACCTTGATCGCCGCGCACCGCACCGGGCGGTGCTGCTATGGCATGGAAATCGCGCCGCGCTACGCCGATGTAATACTTCGTCGCGCCGAGGCCGAGGGTTTGACCGTCGAGCGGGTCGAGTCACCCCATGAGGCGGCAGTCACCCCATGAGGGAGTGCGGGGCCAAAACGCGGCAAGGCGGCGTGTGCAAACAGCCCGCGCTACCGAACGGGCGATGTCACTACCACGGCGGCAAGTCGCTCGCGGGGCTGGCGTCCCCGACGTACCAGACCGGCCGCTACTCCAAAGCGCTACCCGCCCGGCTGGCGGCGCGCTACGCGACGGCCGAGGCCGATCCGCGCCTGCTGGAGCTGCGCGACGAGGTAGCGCTCACCGACGCACGCCTGGCGGATCTGCTCGGGCGCGTCGACACCGGCGAAAGCGGCGCGCTGTGGCAGGCGCTGCAAACGCTGCGTATGGATGTGCTGGCGGCGCGGCGGGTGGGCGACACGGTGCGGCAGGCGGCAGCGCTGAACGCCTTACTCGACACGATCGGACAGGCGCATGCGGACTATCGCGCCTGGACTGAGATCGGCGGCGTGCTGGAACAGCGGCGGCGGCTGGTCGAGAGCGAGCGCAAGCGGCTGGTCGAGATGCAGCAGACACTAACGGTTGAAAAGGCGATGCTGCTCATTGGCGCAATTGGCGGCATTATCAAGGCACACGTGCATGATCGAGCGATCCTCTCTGCAATCGGGCGCGATCTCGAAGGGCTCCTTACCCGCGAGGATGCTGCGCTCATTAGCGGATAGCTTACAACCGGAGGAGCGCACAGTAACAGTGTTGAGCGCAGCGGCATGGGCTGCGGCGAATGCACAGATCGTGCATCCCGCGCGCGGGCGCATTGCGTTCGATCCGTACTGGTATCAGCGCGACTTTCTGGCGTCCTATCACGAGCCGCGCCGGATCATTCTCAAGGCGCGCCAGATTGGCTTTAGTCAGGTATTCGCGCTCGAAGCGCTCTACGCGGCGATCACGGAACCGGAACAAATGATCTTACTGGTGTCGCGTTCGCAGGATCTGGCGGTGAATCTGCTACGCTACTGTTATCTGACCTACAACAATCTGCACACCGCGCCCGCGCTGATCAAGGCCAATGAGAGCGAGCTGGGGACGGCAAACGGCAGCCGAATAAAAAGCATCCCCGCGAACCGCTCGACCGGGCGCGGCTTCGCGGCAAACCGCATCTACCTAGATGAGTTCGCGTATGCCGAGTATGCCGATGATATTTATCAGTCAGTCGCGCCGGCTGTCTCGCAGGGCGGCAGACTGACGATCGGTTCGACACCAAACGGCGCGGGCAATCTCTTTCATCGGCTGTACAGCGAGGCGGGTGGCTTTCGGCGCATGCGCGTGCCGTGGTATCGCTGCCCAGCCTATAACCCGATCGGTGCCGATCCTGCGCTCGACGATGCGCAGTCGCGAACGGCGGGCGAAGCCGGCGCATGGTTTGCCAGCGAGCGGCCGAAGTACACGGCGCAGCAGTGGGCGGCCGAGTTTGAATGTGATTTTATCGGCTCGGGCGTGGCCGTCTTTCAGCCCGTCGACGTAGAGCGCTCTACGGTCGGCGCGTGGGGCGATCGGCCGCCCGAGGCAGGCCATAGCTACGTGACAAGCGTGGATATTGGCCGGCGGCAGGATGCCACCGTGATCAACACATTCGATACGTCGATTGAGCCGTATCAGCGCGTCGCGCACGATCGGCTTGAGCGCATACCCTACCCGGTGATCCAGGAGGCAATCGCCGCACGTTGGCGGGCCTACGGCGGGCAGCTCTGGATTGAATCGAACGGCGTCGGCGATCCGGTGATCGAGAACCTCGCGGCGCCGGCACAACCATTCGTCACGACGGCGCGCAGCAAAGTGCAGGCAATCCAGCGCCTGCAACTGCTGCTGGAACGCGGGCGCCTCAAAGCAGCGTGGACGCCACAGGAACGCCGCGAATTACTTGGCTATCAATGGGACGATCGCGATCTGGTGCAAGACTGTGTGATGAGTTTGGCGATCGGCGCGGCACACCTCGATCGCCCGAAGCCTGCCACGCCGGCGACATCCTATAGCATAAGGACATGGTAGTATGGCCGATTTTGCCGATTGGACGCTTCAGGACGCGCGCCAGGCGCTGCCCGCGCTCAGCACAGGCGTGACGAGTAATGAGCTGTTTTACACTGGCGATCACTGGCAGGCCGGCGATGGCTGGATCGGCCCGCGCCCGGCGGCGGGCGAAGTCGGCGGCGCAACGGTGTTGATCGAGATTGAGCGCGCGCTGGTCTCCAAGAACGCCGTGCGCGAAGTGCTGACGCGGCATAGTGGCGCGGTGCTCGGGCATGAACCGGCGTGGAGTCTGACGCTTGTACGCGCACTGGCCGACGGCGAACAGCCAACGCCTGACGAGCAGGCACTGATCGACGAGGCTGAGGCCGCGCTGACGGCGTGGTGGGACGTGCGCGGCGCGCATCAGTGTCTGCGCACAGCGGCTGTACGCATGCTGTATGCCGGGCGCGGCTGCGTGCGCGTGTATGTGCCGAGCGGGCTACTTGACGAAGAGGGCCGCGTGCCGCCCAGCGATCTGGCGACGGCGCTTAGTCGCCTGTATCTCGACGACCCGGCGCCGGAACAGGCTGACGTCATTACTGATCGCGCCACTCAGCACCAGGCCGGGATCTATGTATATCGCGACGGCGCCGCCGACTATGCCGAGGTTGTGTTTGTCGATCCTGAGAACGACGCCACGATGATCCGCATCGTGGGCGGCGACGCCGACGCGCAGCGTGCACCGCTCGATCTTGGCGGCCGACTCACGATCTATGCACTCCGGCGCGACCCGCTGATCACACCGCAAGTGCGCCAGCAGCAGCGCCTGCTGAACCTGGCAAAAACCATGCTCGGCCGGAACGTCGTGCTGGGCGGGTTCCTGGAACGGATTATTCTGAATGCGCAGCTACCCGGGACGATCGCGGTTGACTCGGCAACTGGCCTCAAAACGTTTACGCCCGATCCGCTGAAGCTCGGCGCGGGCACCACGAACGTGTTTGCTGGCCTGCCGATCACCGACGAGGGCGGGCGTGTCACTGGCTACGCGACGCCGAGCGTGATCTATCGTGATCCGGTGCCTGTTACGACGTTTGAAGAGACCGCTCGCTCGGCCTATCTCGGTATCCTCGAAGAGACGCAGCAACTCTACGCCGCGATTGCTGGCGACGCTACCGCCAGCGGCGAAAGTCGCGCACAGGCCCGCGCTGATTTTACGCTCTCACTCGGCGACACGATCGCGCAGGTTGAGCAAGCCGGGCGCTGGCTGATTGAAACCGCACTGGCGTTGGCTGCCGCGTTCAGTGGCCAGGCCGGGCGCTATGAGGCACTGCGCGCGACCTTCAGCTGTCGTGTCGACACCGGGCCGATCACTGCCGATGAGCAAGATCAGACGCGGCAGAATGTGGCCGCGAACCTGCTGAGCGAAGAAAGCGGCATGGAGCGGATCGGCGTGGCCGACGTTGACGCTGAGAAGACCAAGATCGCGGCGCAGCGCGAGAATGCGCAGCAGGCACGGCAGACGAACGCCACCGCGATCCTGGGCCGGGCCGGGCTGCTGGCGCAGCAGGTACAGCAAGGAAATGGAGATACGAATGGAGTTGCCTGATCGCGTAGATATTGGCCCGATCGCCTATCGAGTGACGACCGATCGGTCCACGATCAACCAGGCGACGGTTGATAGTCATATTTCATTCTATGCAAATATCCGCTTTGGTGAGGCGGATATTCTGATTGATGATAAGCAGATGCCAGGACACCAGCGCCTGACGTTACTACATGAAGTATTGCATGGTTGTTTTCATATCACAATGCTCGATAAAAAATGGGAAGAAACGGCGGTGCGGCTGCTGGCCGGGCCGCTGCTCGACACCTTGCGGCGCAATCCCGATCTGGTTGCGTTTTTACTCGCAACCGACGAGGCCGCGCCCGATGCCTGAGCCGATCGCCGCGCTCCAGGCCGGCATGCTTGATCAGATCGCCGCGCTTATGGATGCGCGCGACTATCTCGGCCCGGCTGAGTGGCAGCGCCAATTCGAGGCGCTGATCGTCGAGCAGCACGCCGCCGCCTACTTTGCCGGGCAGGGCACGAATACGCTGACGGCGCGCGGCGACGCCGAACTCGGCGCGCTGATGCAGGCGCAGTTCGAGTATCTGGCCGGCTTTGCGGCCGAGGCTGATCAGCTCAGCGAGGCCCAGGCGCGCGCGCGGGCGGCACTCTACGCCGGCCCGCTGCGTGCAACCTATAGCCGTGGACAGCTGGCGCTGTGGGATCTGCCGTATCATCCCGGCGAGGGCACGCCGTGTCGCGGGAATTGTCATTGTCGCTGGCGCATCGTCGTTGACGATCTTGAAGAGCTGAACGCCCGCGCCTACTGGGAGCTGGGGGCAGCCGAGCACTGCGATGAGTGCAAGGCGCGCGCGCGGCGGCGATACATTTTTCGTGGGGGCGTGCTGCAATAGATGACATCACTTGACGATCGTGCTACAATAGAAAACATCAATAGTGAGATGCGCGACTTTGCGCGCGTACTCAAAGCAGCACTGATCATGATCGTCCGGTATCTGGAGCGAAGGTACGGAGTCTGAGTTCACGATCGACGCGGCGATGCAGTTCCGTGATATTGCTGCCGCTGCCGCTGAGATTATCCAGGCAACGATCACTGCGTTCGAACAGCTGAACGCGGCAATGCTCGCCGCATGCTCGCCGATGACAGCGATTATGCGAGCGTTTGTACGCCGGGTTGAACGTGAGATCGTGCGCTGCTGGCGGCAGCTGCAGCGGCAACTTCCGGCCGAGATCTCACACACGCGCTACGCGATGCGCGCGCGGAAGATGCGTAGGGTTTCGCGCGGGGTGGCCTACTAGACCGGTGTGGAGCAGTGGTAGCTCGGCGGGCTCATAACCCGCAGGTCGTCGGTTCAAGTCCGACCACCGGCACCAATACCCAACATTAGGGCCGATTGGGTGAAACATCGGGGAGCGGGTAAGGCGGAGACGCGAAGTCACGGCAGGCTCGTCGGCGCCAGCGGCGTCAGGGGAAGCACCTCGCGGCAGTGATAGCTAAGAACCTGCCAGCGGCCAGCGGCTAGATGTCTGGTATGCCCGGCGCGCTAGAGACGCCAAACCGATAAAGTAGCTATCCCAAACAGTCGGCCCGCTCAATCTTGATTCGCACAATTGCATAGGGGGCACGTTCAGCTCGGGGGATGCGAGTATGCGGAGATAGGCCAGGTAGATGCTCCGAGGTACATTTCCTGGACGAACCGAGCCGGCAGAGCAGGCCTGTATTCTGGCCTGACGTGCCCTACCGAAGCCCGATGAGGGCAGTGCAGCCGTAGACAGCCCTGGCGATTACGTCGCCTGAAACGGTGCCGGACGCTGTAACCGGCAATCGTACAACCTGACGGCCTCTTCATAGATTAGGCCCTGTCCCTCACTAGGCTCTGCGCCTCTTGGGGCGGCAGGGCCTTTTGTATGCCCCGATGCGGGGCTGACTCAAGGAGTCACTATGCGTTACCGGCTTTTTCTTCACGCACCTGATGACGGGCAACCGCAGGGCGGCGAGTCCGAGCAGCGCGATCGCCCAAGCGACCTGCTCGAGCGCTATGACAAAGACGCGCTGCGCCTGGCTGAGAAGCTTGCCGAGGCGCAGAGCGACAACTTCAGGCTGCGCGAAAAGAATCGCATGCTCACCACCGAACTCGCCGACGCGAAGGGCAAGGCCCCGGCCGACGGCGCGCGCGTGCTGAGCAAGGACGAAGCGGCGCAGTGGGAGGCGTACACGGCGCTTGGCGCACCGGCCGCGCTGAAAACGCAGATCGACACCGCGCAAGGTGCGCAGGGCGAACTGGCGATACTCAAACGCGAGCGGACGATCGCCGATGCGGCGGCCGCGCAGAAGTGGCCAGCGGCCACGCTCGCGAAGCTCCCGAGCCTGAAGGACAAAGATCTGATCGTCAAGGACGTGGAGATCGACGGCACCAAGGTTAAGCAGGCGTTTGTCGCGCACGACGGCAAGGAGCACCCGCTGGCCGAGTATGTGACGACGCACGATCCCGAGTTCTTGCCCGCGCTGGCGGCCGATGCGGCGCCCGCGCAGAGCGGCGGCGGGACGCCATTCGTACGCCAAAGCGCCGGCGCGCCGCCGGCCAAGCAAAGCGCAATCACGGCGCATCTCAACCGCACCTACAACCGACAAGGAGCCAAGGACAATGGCACGAATCGTTGATAGTTCAAACCAGCAAACCGGCGCGGCCTGGGCTGGCGATTTTTTCGACCGCGAACACCTCATGCCGGGCGGCGCGAAGCTCGACGCTGCGCAGTTCCTGGCAACCGACGGTGTGACGGTTACCACCACGTCGAGCGCGGCGGCTGATGCCACCAGTATCGCGGTCTCAGCACTCGCGGGCGCACTCCCGAGCGGCACGATGCTGTACTTTGGCGAAGCAAAAGAGTTCGCCATGCTCACCGCCGCTGCCGCCGCCGGCGCCACCTCGATCACCGTGCAGGCCCTGCCTGCCGCGATTGAGAGTGGCGACAGCGCGACCTATGCCGGCACGACTGGGATCAAGCGTGTTGTCAGTGGCACGGCGATCGGCCGCACCTATGCCGAGCGCGACGCCGGCACGGCCTATGGCCCAGCCGACGCTTCCGACGATGAGACCTATCTGATCGCCTTCGACGTAACCGACGCGAGCGTTAGCCCAGACGTCGAGCTGTATCGACACGGCAGCATCGTCAAAGAAACGTTTGTGCCGAACTGGTCAAGCCTGACATCCGGCGTCAAGGCAGATATTCGCGCGGCCTATCAGACAACCATCGGCGCCGCCTAGTCAGCATCGCTGATCCGGCCCGCACTCCATAGGAGACACACACATTATGGCTGACATTGCATCGCTGGTGCGCACGCTCATGGACGATGGCAGCGTGGCGGCGCTGGCGCTAAACCCGCAGGCCCAGTTTGGGATTGCGCCGCGCCGCTACGTCGGCGCCGAGCTCCTACCCGAGCGCACCGTGCCTGAGAACGCCTACCGCGAAGACGCGATCCGGTACCGCACCGTGATCGCCAACGACGGCACGCGCTACAGCCCGAGCCAAAAGAAAAGTGGTGAGATCGTCGGTTCGTTCCTGGTTGAGCTCGGCAATAGCGATATTGCCCGCGAGTTCACCGCGCGCGACTACGATGCGCTGTTGCGCCTGCTCGGTAGCAACCTGAGCATGGACGCGGCGGTGACGCTCATCAACTGGCTTGATCGCACGGTCAACCTGGCGCTGGCCGAGAAGAACGAGCTCCAGCGCTGGCAGGCGATCGTCGACGCCAGCGTCGTGCGCTCGGGCGATAACGGCTACACCGAGACGGTCACCTACTCGAACCCGGCGAACCACCGCGCGGCCGCCGGCGGCACCTGGTCGAGCGACGCCTATGATCCGTTTACCGATATTCTGGCGATGGCCGATCTGCTCGAAGGCAAGGGCTACACCGTCGGCCGCATTCTTACCAGTCGCACCGTGCTGAGTATTCTAGCCGGCAATGACAAGGTGAAGGCGCGCACCGGCGTGGCGACGATCAATGCATCAGGCCAGATCAGCGCGACGGCCGGCCGGGCAACGCGCGATGCAATCAACATGGCGCTCGAGCGCGACGGCCTACCGCCGCTCGAAACCTACGATCTGCAGTACCGCACGCAGACCGGCAGCGGTTACTTCCTGAGCCGGGCCGCGTTTGTACTGGTTGCCACCACCGGCCGCGATGAGACGATCGACCGCGCCGACAGCGAAGACTTGCCGACGATCAACGACACGCTGGGCTACCTGGCCATGGGCCGGGCTGCCGGCCAGGCCACGCCCGGCCGCGTGCTGCGCATGCAGGCCTACGAGGACAAGCCGCCACGGATCGAGGCCGAGGGCTGGCAGACAAGCCTGCCGGTCATCACCGAGCCCGAGGCGATCGCAGTCATCAACAGCATCAGTTAAGAGGTGCGCCGTGGCGAAGCTCACGCTGGATAAAACCTATATCTTTTGGGGCAAGTTCTACGGGCCGGGCGACGCCGAGGTGCCCGACGATCTGGCGCAGTCGCTGGGGGCCGGCGATGCGCCGGCCCCGCTCGCCGTGCCGAGCATCATCCCGCCGACGCGGACGCCGCGCGGCAAGAAGAAGGCGGGGTCGGATGCCGATCCCGAGTAGCTACACCGAAGACTCGCTGGCGCTGTATATGCGCGACGGCGTGCTGAAGACGATCGCGGGCGTGCTCGGGCTGACAAGCACCGCCGACTTCGCCGAGGCCGTCACGAGCGCGCTGATCGGTTACGGCGCTGCGGCGATCGGCGATGCCACCGACATCGCTAAGCTGCGCGCATGGGCAGCCGTAGCGGCCTGGGAGGTCGCGCAGACCGTCGCCTCGGGCGATTATCGCTTTAGCGCCGACGGTGGCAGCTGGGATCGGCAACAGGTGTTTGAGCATACCACCACCATGCTCGACGCCGCGCGCCGGAACGCCGCTGCCGTCTCGGCGGTGTCAACCGACGCGGGCGGGCTGGCCGTCTCGCAGGGCACGATCGCTGTGCGCAACCAGGCGGTATGGTGATGCCGCCCGCGCTCGAAGTCAAGGGCCTCGACGCACTACTGGCGCGCTTTGCCGCCGCGCCGCGCATTATTGAGGAAGAGCTGGAAGACGCCGGCGACACGATCCTGGCCGCCGGGATCGCGCTGCTGGCCGACGAGCCGGCGCCGCCAGGCGGCTCGCGCTACGTGCGGACGCACAAGCTCAGCCGCGCATGGCGCGAGACGGATCGGCGCTTCGTCGTCGCCGGGAATAGCCGATCGGTGGTGCTGCGCAACCCGACGCCGTACCTGGCCTGGGTGCAAGTGCAGGCCACGCAGGCGAAAGTCCACCGCGGGCGCTGGGAAACGATCGAGGGCGCGCAGGCGAAGATCGCGCCGCTGGCCGAGCAGAAGCTGGCCGAGGCGGGCGCAAACACGGCCGCGCGACTGGCGAAGGGGTAGCGCATGCGAGCATTCAGCGCCGATGAGTATACGCGCCTGCAAACGACCTACGAGGGCGGCATGCGCGATGCGTGCGTCATTCTGCGCTGGCAGGCCGCAAGCAAAACCTGGCTGGCTGAAGATGGCGCAACGCCGTGCCGCTTCCGTGATGCCACCAGCCAGAAGCCCGGCGCGATCTTCCTATCGGCCGCCACCACGCCCGGCGCGGGTGTGGTATTGCCGCAGGGCGTCGCGCTCGGCAAGAATGATCGCATCCGTATCACGCAGCGCATGGATCAAGCCGTGACACCGATCGACTATCAGCAGACCGGCGCGCTGGAGCCAACCGCACTCGGCGCGATCGTCGGGTTGCGACAGGTGGCCACGTGAGCACGTACGCTGACGCGCTACCCGGCATTCAGGAGCGCCTTGAAAGTGTGCCCGGCCTGGCGCGCGTGATCGCCGGCGAGCCGTCGAGCATGCCGGTGGATGAGGTCGGCGCGCTGATCTCGCCGCTGTGCTACTTCCTGTTTGACAGCACGCAGGCGCTACCGCAGCGCCCGAAGCGCGGCGACAAGTGCATGGTCATGATCCGCGTGCTGGTGCGCTGGCTGGATAACGAAAACTGCGAGGCTGAGATCGCGCCGTTTGTTGATGCTATTCCTGACGCCTTCGATCCTGATATTCACGCGGCCGACGCGGGCGGCCACCCGCTGCCGACGCTCGGCGGGCGTGTCGCAATGGCGCAGCTGCTGAGCGCACAGTCAGGCGAGTCGGCCGGCTTTCATACGATCGCCGACGTGCCGTACCGCTCGATTGTCTGGACACTCGCAATTACGCGAAAGGCCAATTAAATGCCAATTGCACGCTACTACGATGACAGCAAAAACGACGACGGGCGCGCCTTCGATGGCGTGCCGTTGCGGGATCTCACCGACGAAGAGTTCGCCGCGCTGCCAGAATGGTTACAACTCAGCGTCGACGCCTCCTCGCTGTATCGCAAAACGAAACCGCGCGCGGACAAAGCCGAAGACGCGCCGGCCGAACCCGAGGCTTCGCCCGATGCGGCGCCCGCCGAACCCGATCGCAAACGTCGCTAAACCCGCCCGGCCGCCGTGCCGCTACGACATAGGAGATCACGCCGATGGCATCCGCTGAAATTGCCTTTGAACGATCCGCCGTCGCATTAGAATCAACGCGCAGCACGGCGATCACCACGCCAACCCATAGCTTTCCCTGGCCGATCATGATCACGCCCGAGCGCGTGCGCGCCAAGCCCGACGACGCGCGCGGCACGCTGGTGCGCAATCACCGCGTGAAAACCACGCAGGTCAACGCCGGGTGGGAGAGCGAAGGAACGATCGACACTGACTATATCCCGCTGATCTTGCAGATGATCAGCAAGGGCAGCATCACGCCGACGACGCCGAGCGGCGCCACCTCGGCCCGGCTGTGGACAGCCACGCCGACAGTCTCCTCGGACGATCTGAAAGCAGCGACACTCTGGGCCGGAGACCCGAACCTTGCCAAAGTGCGGCGCGCGGCCTTCGCGATGGCTGAAGAGTTCACGGTCGAGAGCGACGCCGGCGGCGAGGATGGTGTAACCGGCAAACTCTCGGGCTTCTGCCACTACCCCACCAACGTCGACGCGCCGACCTACCCGGCTGCGCTCACGACCGGCGACATTCTGATCCCCGGCGCGATGCAACTGTGGATCGACACCGGCAGCGCGATCGGCACGACCGAGATCACCGGGCGGTTTCTCAAAACCAGCTGGACGATCCCGACCGGCGCAACCAAGAAGCGCTACGCAGCCGGGCCGACGGGCGGGCTGAACTTCACCAAGGCTGGGCGCGGCAAGCGCGCGGCCAAGGCCGAGCTGACGCTGGAGCTGAACGATACCAGCTTGGCGGCCGAGTATGCCTCATTCGAGGCTGATACAACCGTCAAGGTACGCATCCGCCTCAACGGCGGGTTTATCGAGACGGCCAGCACCGTCGACCTATACCACTACCTCCAGCTGGACATTTACGGCAAGGCCGAGGACTTCGGCTGGGAAGAGGTCGAAGGCGTCAACCGCGCGTTTAAGGTGTCGATCGAAAGCACGTACGACTCGACGCTGGGCGCCGACTTCTCGCTGTCTTCGCAGAACGTGCGCGCGACGGTCTAAGGAGTTCTATGAGTATCTTTCTTTCTGCAACCGACCGGGTACGCATCGCGCTGCCCGACGACGACGCGAGCGCGATCTATATCCGGCCGAAAATGAACACAGGCCAAAAGAACCATGTGCAGGGCGCGAGCCTGAGCCTGGACGCCGACCGCAAGCTTGCGCTGGACGTGGCGGCCGGGAATAACGCGCTCATGGATGTGAACTTTGTGGCGTGGGAAGGGCCGAAGTTTACGCTGGAGAACGGCAAGCTCGCGCCCTGCACGCCACACTATTTTCGGCAGCTCGATCCGGCCGATCCGCTGGTTGAGCTGGCGCTGAAAGAAATCAACGACCGCAACAAGCCGGCCGAGTCGCCCGACCCAAACGCAGTCGATCCGAGTATCTCTATGACAAATGGCGCTACGCCCTAGCGCACCCGGCGAAGCACAAGACGGCGATCGGCGCGTTCGATTTTGAGATCAGCCTGGCGCTGGAGTTTCATTGGACGCCCGATCAGATTTACGCGCTCGATCCTGATTATATCGACGAACTGCGCGCCGCCATGCTGGCGCGCACGCACCACGAGCGCGAAACTCGCGCGCCGAAGCCCGCCGCGATAGAGGATGACGACGCATGAGCACGGCCGCGCTGGAATTACTCATATCGCTCAAGGACGAGGCGAGCGCCGGGTTGTCGGCGATCGGCGGCGGCCTGACGAGCATGGCCGGACTGGCAGCGGCGGGCGGGCTGGCGCTGACGGGCGCGGTAGTCGGCGTCGGCGCGGCCGCGTTCGATATGGCCAGCGACGTGAACCAGGCCGCGAACGATATGCAGGCGGCGCTCGGCCTGACGGCTGACGAAGCGCAGAACATGGCGCAGGTTGCGGCCGACGTGTGGGCCAATAACTGGGGCGACTCGATCGACGACGTGAGTGCGTCGCTGACCACCGTCGCGCAGAACATGGGCGCGGTCGGCGTCACATCAAACGAGGCGCTCAGCCAGGCCACGGCCGCCGCGCTCGCGCTGCGCGATTCGTTCGGCACGGACGTAGCCGAAAGCACCGACGCGGCCACGACGCTTATGCAGCAGTTCGGGCTATCTTCCCAGCAGGCGTTTGATTTTATCGCCTCCGGCATGCAGCAGGGCCTGAACCGCTCGGGTGACTTCCTCGATACGATCGGCGAATACTCCACGCAGTTCGCAGCCGGCGGCGCAACAGCTGACGGCTTCTTTAGCTTGCTCCAGTCAGGGCTTCAAGGCGGTGTGCTCGGCACCGACAAGGCCGCCGACGCGTTCAAGGAGTTTCGCGTCCGCATTCAGGACGGCAGCACCGCCACCAGCGCCGGATTGCAACAGCTCGGCATTGACTCGCAGGCGCTGGCGCAACAAATGGCCAGCGGGCAGATCACGGCGGCTGACGCCTTCCAGCTGGTGCTCGGCAAGCTGAACGAAACCGGCGACGCGAACGTACGCATGCAAGCCGGTGTTGCGCTGCTCGGTACGCAGTTTGAAGATCTTGGTACGAATGGCGCGCTGGCGCTGAGCATGACCGGCACGAGCATGGCCGATCTTGCCGGTGCAACGGATAGCCTAAACGCGAAGTATCAGAACTGGGGCAGTCTCTGGGAAGGCTTCAAGCGCCAGGCGCTCGACGCGCTGCAACCGGCGGCGACGGCTGCGCTGCAACTAGCAAACGAGGCCATGCCGCTAATCAGTGCCGCGCTACCGGCGATTGTCGCCGGCTTCGTATCGTTCTCCGGCTTCCTGATGAGCACGGCAACCGCGATCGGCAGTGCGTTTAGCGCCGTCTCAACCTTCCTTGCGCCCGTCGCTGCATTCCTGCAAGCAAACCTTATGCCGATCCTTGCGGGTGTCGGCACGGTACTAGCCGGCATGCTGGTGCCCGCGCTGATCAGCCTTGGCACCTATGCTGCCTTCGCCGCGCCGATCGTTCTGGGCTTGTTCGCCGGCTGGGCTGTCGGCGCAGCGTCAGCGGCAATCGCAACACTCGCAGCTGCGGCACCGCTGCTGCTTGTCGGCGCGGGGGTCGCGCTGTTGTTTGCCGCTTGGCAAAATAACTGGTTTGGTATTCGCGATATTGTCGCGAATGTGTGGGCCTATCTTCAACCAATCTTCAGTCAGCTGATCACCTGGTTCCAAACGAATATCCCGGTTGCGATTGCTGCGGCCGTTGCAACCTTTAATACGATCGCCGCCGCTGTTAGCTCGGCCGGCGCATCAATTCAGGCTGGCTTCGGCACTGCTATCGCCTGGCTCCAAGGCGCATGGGCGACGATCGCCGCCGGCGCTGCGGTTGCGTGGACTGCGATTACAAGTGGTGTACAGGCCGCCGCTGCAACGCTGAGCACGATATTCGGAAGCATGCAGACGATCGCAACAGGTGTCTGGCAGGTAATCCAAAGCGCAGTTACGGCGGCCATGGGCGTGATTCAGGGCATTATCACAACCGTACTTGCCGCCATTCGTGGCGATTGGTCAGGCGTGTGGGCTGGGTTGGGCCAGATCGTTCAAAGCGCGGTCGACGGGTTGCGCGGCATTCTCGGCGGACTGGGCACTATTGTGCGTGGCGCACTCGGGCTGATCGGCGCAGTGATTAGTGAGTCTGCCGCCAACGTCGCGCGGGCGGCGCTGAGTATCGGTTCAGGGATCGTCGACGGCATTCGCTCGGGTATCTCCAAAGCCTGGGGCGCGCTGACAAAATGGATTAGCGATCAGGTGGCTAAGATCCCTGAGCCGATCCGCGCCGCCCTTAAGATCGGCTCGCCGTCGCGCGTCATGGCCGAAGTCGTCGGCCTACCGATCGCGCAAGGTATCGCGCTCGGATTTAGCCAGGGCATGCCCAAAGTCACCACCAACCTTGTCAACGGCGTCGCCGGCCTCATGGAAAAAGTCGCCAGCGCGGTTGAGAACGGTAGCAAAGCGCTAAGCGCCGTCGCCGGCTTCCAGGGCGCGAGCGGCAGCGGCTTGTCGGGCTTCCTCGCTGCAATCAAGGACATGGCGATCCAGTTTAACGACGCGGCGACAGTGCTGGGCGGGCGCATCCTTGGCACGGCCACGCGCTTCGCCGACACGATCGGCAAAGTCGCCGCACCGATCGACGGCGCGCTCAAAGCGCTGGGCGGGCTGGTCGACTTCGTCGCGCCGGCACGCGCGAATATCTCGGCCTTTATCGCCAGCATGTTCATTCTGCTGAACGCGCTCAATAATATGGCCGTCATGTTCGAGGCCAAGGCGATTAAGGCCGCCGCCGTATTCGCGGAAGGCGCGGCGAAAATGCTCGCGGTTGTCGGCCCGGCGATCGAGGCGCTGAAGAAACTCCCCGATCTGGTGTCGCCGACGTGGGTGCAAGTCAACGCATTTGGCGAAGCGCTGTACAAAATTGTTACCGAGCTGCTGAACGTGGCCGCGCTCTTTGAGTCGCGTTCGCTCCAAGCTGGCGCGGCGTTTGGCGAGGCCGGCGCGAAGCTGCTGGCGGTGGTTGGGCCGGCGATCGAGGCGCTGAAAACGCTGCCTGACCTGGTGGTGCCGGCGGATGGCGCGTTGGCGGTATTCGGCGATGCGCTTGGCCGCACGGTGCAGATGCTGATCCAGGTCGCTGCGTTTTTCGCACAAGACGCGGTCGACGCGGCGGCGAAGTTCGCCGAAGGCGCAGGTAAAGTACTGGGCATCCTGAAAACCGGGGTCGACGGGCTGAACGCGGTGCGCGCGTTTGGGCCTGTTGGCTACGCGGCGATCGGCGCGTTCGCACTCGCGGTCGATCAAATGGTGGCATACATGGCCCAGGCCGCCGACGATGTTGGGGTCGCGGCAGCCGACGCGGCGGCGAAGTTTGCCAGCGGCGCAGGCGCGGTGCTTGCGATCGTCAAGACCGGCGTCGACGGCTTCGTCGTCTTGCGCGACCTTGGGCCAATTGGCTACCAGGCTATCCAGGCGTTTGCCATGGCCGTCGATCAGATTGTCGCCTATATGGCGATGGCGGCCGAGGATGTCGGGGTTGCGGCAGCGTCTGCGGCTGCCAAATTCAGCGAGGGTGCAGGCGCGGTGCTCGCCATTATCAAAAGTGGCGTGGAAGGCTTGACCGGGCTGCGCGATCTCGGGCCGGTTGGCGTTGCGTCGATCACGCGCTTTGTGATGGCCGTCGATCAGATCGTGGCGTATATGGCGATGGCGGCCGACGACGTGGGCGTCGCGGCGGCTGATGCCGCCGCCGCATTCGCGGCTGGCGCGGGCAAAGTCTTAGCGCTGCTCAAAACGGGCGTCGACGGTCTCACCAGCCTGGCGACGTTTGCCGCACCGGCACCGAAGGCAATCCAGTCGTTTGGTGCGGCGATTGTTGCGGTGCTGCGCCAGATCGAACAGGTATCGGCGATGTTTAGCGCCGAGGCGGTCGCGACGGCAGCCACATTTGCCACGAATGTAGCAACCGTCGTCGGCCAGATCAAGGGCGCGCTCCAGGCGTTCGCCTCGCTTGGCGACACCGGCATTAAGCCAGCAGTGCTCGGCGCATTTCTACAGGCCGCACAGGGCCTGATTGCGCAGATGAACGCCTACCTGCCACCGAACGCCGAGGTGATTGGCAGTAACACCATCGTGGGCCTGATCAACGGCATCTACGGCCAGCGCGCGAACCTGATCGCGGCCATGACCAATACCGTGCTCGCCGCCGTGCAGGCAGCCCAGGCGACACTCGGCATTGCCAGCCCATCAAAGGTGTTCGAGCAGATCGGCCAGTACACCGGGCAAGGCATGGCCGGCGGGATGCGCACCATGCAGCCAGCGGTAGCAAGCGCGGGCGCGGGGCTGGGTATGGCGGCGGTCGGCGGTGCAGCGGGCGGGGTCGGCGGGAGTAGCCGCAGCGCGGGCGCGTCGGGGCCGGTAAACATCACGTTCGCGGCCGGCGCGATTGCGATCAACGGCGTGCAGGGCGGGCTAAATGAGAAGCATCTCAAGGCACTGGCGGGCTATATCAAGGAAGACATCGCCGGTGAGATGCGGGGGCGGTAGAAGCAACATGACCTACATCAATAAACTCGGCACCATCTACTTGAATAACACGGCCGGCGCAGTGGTCGCGGGCGGCGATCCCACCGTCGCCGCGCTCACGCCATTCGCCATTCGCGCCGACTGGACACCACAGCCGGCCGAGCTTGACGCGGTGTTCGCGGGCGGCGGGCCGCTCGGTGGCGCGCCACGTTTGGCGTATGCCAGCTATGCGCCGGTGGTGGAAGAAACGATCCCGATCGGGATCGAGGGCAGCAGCCACAACAACGCGCAGCGCGTGCTCGGCCTGCTCCGGGCGCAACTGCGGCGCGGCAGTCGCCACGGCCCGATCGTGTGGCGCATGCGGCCGACACATGCGCTCTTTGACGCTTATACCGAAGTCTACGGCGGCACGGTCGAAGACACGCCGGGCGGCGGCGACGCCGGGATCGGCCCGGCCGAGGGCGGCTATCAGCTCGACGCGACGATCACGCTCAGGCGCGCCGCGTTTTGGGCCAGCGACACGCTCGAGACGCTGATCAGCGCGGCCTCGGTTGCCAATCGGGTGAGTGGTTCACCACACAACGTCACGGCCTACGCCACGCCGACGCAGGGTGAACTGGCCGACGAAGGCCAGCCGCTCAATCTCACGATCGCCAAGCCCGCCAGCATGGCCGCCGCGCTTGTCTACCTGGCGACAATTGAGGGCCGCAGCGGGCAATCGATTGCCAGCACGAAGACCGCACTCACCAGCACGAGCGGATCGGCCTTCACGGCTGGCACGGCGATCGACGTGACGGCGCTGCGCACTAAGCCCGGCCTGCGGCTGCACGGCTTCGCGCGACTCACCACGATCACCGCGCCGACGAAGATCAAGCTGCAGCTCACCTTCAAGAACAGCGCTGGCGCAACGCTGTGGGCCGGGCCGTGGGTACCGATCGGCTCGAACACCACCGCGCAGCTTGTCGACCTGCTCGGCACAACGCTCGACGGCGTGCGGATGCCCGGATCGGGCGCGATCACCGTCGTGCCGGTTGTCAACATCAAGAGCACCGACGGCACAGCCGTCACCGCCACGCTCGACACGCTTGATATTCTGCTGGCCTACACCGTCGGCGCGATCGACGGCGGCGCGGGCTTGGCGAGCGGGCAGAGCTACCAGGTGCACGCCGCGCAAAACTACGCCGGCGGCGGCTGGCTGCCACTGCCGGCGCCACGCGCCGCGATTGTGGACAGCAGCACCGGCGCATTTATCCGCAACGCCATGCCGCGTGGCGAGCTGCCCGTCGCACTCACCGGCGCGTCGCTCTGGCTGGCCTGGACTGATTCGGGCGGCGCGCATACCGCAACCGACACGACGACGATCACCGCGCAGCAGGCGCCGCTGTGGCATACGCTCAGAGGCGCGACGTGATCCCGATCCCGATCACAACCGTTGTCTACGATCGCGGCGCCGGCGGCGCGTTCACCTGGCAAAACCCGGTGTCGCTCGCCGGGCGACTCACGTCCTACGAAGACGCGATCGAGGCGCGCGGCGGCTACAAGCTGCTGCGCGTCGCGTTCGATTGCGCGCCGGAAGAATTGGCCGAGTGGATCCAGGCGGGCCTCATGCGCGGCGTGCGTTCGTATACGCCAACTGGCCGGCTGCGCTGGGAGGGCGTGCTCGTCGAGCTGAAAGCCACGATCGGGCCGGTGTCGATCGTGCGCAGCCTTGACGACATGGCCAACCGGATCATTGTGAGCTACGGCGAGGCGGGCGGCTCCGGCGATAACACGAGCATCTACAGCGACACCGCCAGCATTGCCGAGTATGGCACCAAAGATCTCCAGCTGAACCTCTCGACGACGACGGCGGCCGGCGCGGCGCAGCGGGCGCAAACCGATCTCAAGGCGCTGGCGTGGCCGATCGCCAGCCGCGAGACGGCGCTCGACACGGCAACGGGCGGCAGCGTACGGATCGAGCTGCGCGCCGTCGGCCGCTACGACCTGCTCGACTGGCTGCTGACGACGAACACCACGACGGCGACGGCAGTCACCAGCACGCAGGCGATCACGCTGCTTACGGCGTTTAATGCCGTGAACAATTGGTTCAGCACGTCAACGGCCGAGATCACCGCGACCGGCCACAGCGACACGCAGTATATCGAGCCGTACACCAGCTATCAAGAAAAGCTTGAAGCGCTGCTGAGCCAAGGCACCAGCACACAAACCGCGCTGGCCTGGGGCATCTACGACGATGGCGTGCTCAGGATCGCGCCGTGGGCCGGCGCGACGCCGACCGTGATCGGCTACTACCGCCACGCCGCCGATCGGACGGTGCGCGATCCCTACGGCAACGTGATCCCGCCGTGGGATTGGCAGCCGGATGTCATGGCCGAAGATACCGCGATCCTCGGCACGACGGCCAGCGACGCGGCGATTGCGAGCGAGACGCGCGAGTATATCGCGCGGGTCAGTCTCAGGATCGACTCGGGCGGCGTGAGCGGCACGCTGGAGCCTGAGATCCTCGGCACCACCAGCCCGGCCGCCGTCGCTGAAGCGGCTGCCAACCCGGTCGGCCGGGGCGCGGTCGGCCGCAGTGCGCGCCAGTCCAAAGTCGAGCGCAAGATCAAGAAAACCACGCGCACGATCCACCAGTCGGTTGATAATCCCGAGACGCCGGTGCTGCGCGGCGGTGGCACGATCGACACCGGCGGTGGCACCATCACCTATCCCCCACCGAGCGGTGGCCCGGGCAGCCCGGTCACTGGTGTCACCGGCACCGGCACAACGGGGCGCCTCACCAAGTGGAGCAACGGCCCGAGCGGGATCATCGCCGACGCGGTCGCCGGCACCGATTACGTGACGCCCGGCAGCCTGAACGAGACGATCGACGACCGCGTCGCCGCGCTGCTCGTGGCCGGCACGGGCATCGGCATCAGCTACAACGATGCCGGTAACACGCTCACCATCAGCAACACTGGTGGCACCGTCGGCGGCACCGGCACAGCCGGGCGCGTCGCGCAGTGGGCGACCGGCGGCGCGGATATCGAAAACAGCACGTTGATCAAATCCGGCGCGGGCCTGCTGACACTCTCGGCAGCCGGCGCGGCCACGCTGACGATCGACAGCTCGATCCGGCTCAACGGCGCTGGGGCGTCCGCTGGTCAGGTGCTCGAGTGGAACGGCACGGCGTATGCGCCGGCGACGCTCGCGCCGGCCGACGTGGCCGCGGCACCAGACAACGCGAAATATATCGTCCAGCAGCCGAGCAGTGGACTCAGCGCAGAGCAGGCGCTGAGCGCGCTTGCGACCGGCCTGCTGAAAAACACGACGACGACCGGCGTACTCTCGATCGCCGTTGCTGGTACCGACTACGCAGCGGCCATCCATACGCACGCGGCCAGCGACATCACGAGCGGCGTCCTGTCCACCGCGCGGCTCGGCACCGGAACCGCGAACAGCACCAAATATCTCGCAGGCGACAGCACCTGGCAGACGCTGCCGAGCGGCGTCACTGGCAGCGCGGCTGCCACGCAGGTATCGTATTTCACTTCGGCCGGTGTCATTGCCGGCAACTCGGCGCTGACATTCGATGTCGGATTCGGGGATCTCTATATCAGTGGCTGGTCGTACGCCGGGAGCGGTTTCCGGGTGAATGGCCAGCAAGTACTGGTGGGACGGCGCACGGGCTGGTCAGCGCCGACAGGCACCGCGACGCGCACATCATTTGCGACTGGCAGTGTCACGCTCTCACAACTCGCCGAGCGCCTCAAGGCGCTGATTGATGATCTGTCGGTACACGGCATGATTGGAGCGTAACCATGGCTGATTTCTCGACCTTCAATGCGCGGCGTAAGGCGTTCGCGCGTGGCAGTGGCCTGATCGATCGTATCCTGGCCGCCTACAGTGCAGCGGCAGGGATACGCGATGAGTTGGCGCTGTATCAAGGTGGTGGGGATCCTGAGTTATTGACCGCTGTGAATGCGGTCTACACACCGCAGCAGCGCGCCGAGATCGCGCAGATCGCCGGGCTGCTGGCCGGCTTCGCAACCGACATGGAAACGAATCACCCGAGCATCACGGCATTACTGTAGGAGACAGATATGGACTCTGCATCCCTGGCGGCACGCCATGCCGAACTCGTCGCCGCGCGCGAACGAAACGCCGCGAAGCTGCGCGAACTGCGGGCCGCATTGGCGCAGGCCGAGCGCGACGACTATGCGTTCGCGGCCGTGGTTGGCGAGCTGGAGCGCCTACTGGCGCAGATGCCGCCCGGGCCAAAGCGCCGAGGACGGGCCAAAGCGCCGAGGACGGGCCTGACCCCGCCGTAG